TTGTGGATAAGAGAAACGCCATTCACTATGAAAATATGTCAGTAGCAATGGTAAACAGCCTTTCAAATCAAGGGCTAGGAACAATATATCAAATGGCTTTTGGAACAGGAGGAACAATTGTTGATCCTACAGGGCTTATTTCGTATTTGACCCCAAATACCGTTGGTGTTAATTCTAGCTTGTATAATCAAACTTATCAGAAAATTGTTGACCAAAACGCTTCTGAAAACACCGACCCTGTTCGAAATAAAATGGAAATTCGACATGTAAGCGGAGCAACATATTCAGATATTGTTGTTAGTTGTTTACTTGATTACGGAGAGCCCGACGGTCAAGAAGCATTTGATAATAGTCAAGATATGAGCGGAAATTTTGTGTTTGACGAGCTTGGGCTAAAAAGTTATGATCCAAACGGTAACGGAAAACTATTAACTCATGTAATTTTCCACCCAGTGCAAAAATCATTGAATAGATTATTGCAAGTTGATTATACAATTCGAGTTCAAAGTTTAACTGGATATAATGAGGTTTAATCATGCCGTATAGCGTAAATTACACAGATAAAAATACAAAATCGCCAATTACGGTATATGACAATACTTCAAGTACCGATACAACATTAACATTTCCCGGACGAAATGTTACAGGCTACGGCCAGATTATTGCAGAAAATTTTCTCCACCTATTAGAAAATTTTGCTAGCCCCACCGAACCAGTTAATCCAGTTGAAGGGCAATTGTGGTATGAAAGTGAAACTGGTACACTGATGATCTTTGACAACACCAGTTGGAAAGCAGCAGGCAGTATTCAGAAAAGCCCAACACAACCATCTGTTAGTGCAGACAAGGTTGGAGAGATCTGGGTCGACACCGTTAAACAACAATTATATGTTTGGTCAGGTGAAACATGGGTGTTGGTTGGTCCTCAATTCAGTACAACTAGCGGTTTAAGAACTGGACCAATTGTTGACATTATTGACGACTCGGACAACACAGCTCGTAAAATTATTAAATTTTTAGTAGATGAAACGCCAATTGCTATTATTAGCGAAGATAGTTTTACTCCTAAAATTAGTATTCCTGGTTTTATCGATATTAAATCAGGAATTAATTTAACAACCGTTGCATCGGGCGACGGTAATTATGCTCCAAAATTGTACGGAACTGCTCAAGCAGCAGATGCATTGATTGTTAATGATGTAGAAGTTGTTGCTTCAAAGTTTTTAAGATCTGATATTACTAATACAACTGAATATGGAATTAACGTTAAAAGTAATAGCGGTATTACATTAGGAGTTGACAGCGGATTTAGAATTTCATCTTCTGCAACATCGGCAAAAATTTATAATGCCAATCCTGGAAGTAGTATTGATTTACAAGTTAATAGAAACGGTAGTCAATCAACAATTTTAAGAGTTATTGATAATAAGATTGGTATTAATATTGAAACTCCTCAGCGTGAACTTGACGTAGGTGGCGATATTGGTGTTAGCGGTGATGTTATTATCACAAGCACAGATCCAAGTACAAATTTTAATAACGGATCTTTGAGAACAGCAGGCGGAGCCGCAGTTACAAAAAATTTAATTGTTGGAACAGAATTAGAAGTTGGCGGAACAACTACTATTAAAAATCTTCTTCCAAAGACAACTGAAACATATAGTTTAGGTGCAGATCCTACAACCGGCGGAAAACGTTGGGATACGGTTTACGCTAAAACTATCAAAGCAGATTTCTTAAAGGGTGTGTTAGACGGTGACGTTGCAGGTAATGCTAGAACAGCCACTAATTTAAGAACGGTTACTAGTTTTCAAATTAAAGGCGACGTAACATCTCAGGTTATTAATTTTGACGGTTCTGTTGGCGGAAGTATTAAAGAGTTTACAACAACATTAACTTCAAACATTATTGAAGGAAAAGAATTTCCTTTTCCAAATGTATCAAAATCAGACGATTTGGTTTTAGTTTTTAGATCTGGTACAGGTCTAATAAAAGAATCAAGGGATGTATTTGTTGGTGACCTTGGAATTCCAATTGGCGGAATTTTACCGTACGCAGGCATCGATATTCCAGACGGATTTTTATTATGTGACGGATCAGAGGTTGAAAAATCAAAATATAGTAAACTATACGATGCTATTGGTAACACATATGGTTTGCCAACTAGGGGTGTAAACACTTTTGTATTGCCGGATCTACGTGGTAGATTCCCCCTAGGTCGAGATAATATGGATAATTATGGCACCGTTCCTGAAGAAAACGGCGGCTTCATTGACGCAGGTGGCGGCAACATTGATCGTGTTGCAGGTACAGAAGCAGATACATTAGGTGCCGGTGCAGGAGATGCTGAAAGCGTATTAGAAGTTAGAAATCTGCCTGAACATGAACATAATTTAAAACCGCCTGGAGTTGATAGACAATTTGCTGTTGTTAGAGTTGATTCGGCGGTCGTTCCGGGAACTTCTCCTGGTTCAGGACTAGGACCAACAGCAGCTGGTCAAGCTCAGTATCTTAATACATCCGGAGGTATCAAAACAAGTGCTACTTTAGCAACCCCGTTTAGTATTATGAATCCGTTCTTGACTATTAACTATATCATAAGATCTGGTCCACCAGCATTCTAATATTGGAAATAAGACATGTCATACACAATAAACAAAACTGATGGAAGTATTTTAGCAACGGTTGCCGACGGTCAAGTCGATCAACTATCTTCTGATATTACATTAATTGGAAAAAACTACAGCGGATTTGGCGAAGCATTAAACGAAAACTTTGTTAAGATGCTAGAAAATTTTGCTGATACAGGTGAACCAGAAAGACCTATCCGAGGACAAATATGGTTTGATGTAAGCGAATTAAAATTAAAAGTTTACAACGGGACTCAATTTCAACCAGTAAGTTCGGCAACAATATCAAACACACAACCTTCAACATTAGGTACAGGCGATTTATGGTTTAATGACACTGACAAACAATTATTTTTCTATGATGGAACAAATACAATATTGTTAGGACCGTCATACTCTCAAAGTCAAGGTCTTAGCGGACTTAAAGTAGCAAGTATACTTGATTCATTAAATCAAACTCGTGTTATAACATATCTATACACCAACGGTGTGTTGTTAGGAATATTTTCAAAAGATAGTTTTACTCCTAAAATTGCTATTCCGGGGTTTTCCGGAGACATTGGTCCAGGATTTAATGCTGGTACATTAACAAATTTAAAATTTAATGTTACATCTAGTAACGCCGATAAACTTGGAAACCAACCAGCTTCGAAATATTTAAGACAAGATACTGATAACATTATTGACGGACAATTAACAATTACCTCAAATAGAGGTTTGTTAGTTGGTGATGCACAGCAAGGACAATTTGTTGTTGTAGATGGTGATGTTGAGTTTCGTAACGATGCAGAAAATAAAAACATTTCTGTAAAAGTAAAACGAGGTGCTGCGGTTGATAGTGTTTTATCTGTAGACACAATTAATCAAACACTAAACATTTATAAAGATAATCCCGGCAGTGAAACATTCATTGGTGGAAATTTAGTAGTTGCTGGCGATTTTACAATTCAAGGCGATACTACAACAATTAATACTTCAACAATTAATGTTGAAGATAAAAATATTGAATTAGCAAAAACAGATACTCCAACAGACGCTTATGCAGATGGCGGCGGTATTATTTTAAAAGGCGCTAGCGATCATGAATTTTTATGGACACAGGCAAGCACAGCATGGAATAGTACCGAACATATAAATTTAGCCACAGGAAAAGCATTTAAGATTAACGGTGTTGAAGTTATTACAGCAACATCATTAGGTCCTGGAATTACTAGTATCCCTGGTGTTACATCTTTTGGTACACAAACTTTATTAACGGTTGGTCCAGAACTTCCGCCTGGTTCAGGTAATCCTCCAACACCTTACCTACGCCTTGAAGATAATAGAATTGCAACCGTTCAGACTAATCAGGATCTTGAATTAGCCCCAGACGGAACAGGAAATGTTAGTTTAATTAACTATCCTAGAATTACAGGATTGAACGATCCTATCGATCAACAAGATGCAGCAACAAAAGAATATGTTGATAATACAATAGAAACAAGAAGTTTAGTTTTTAGCATGGATATTTCAGATGCTATTTCTAATTCTGGTATTGCAGCATACTTAACGTTAGTTGCGCCACCGGCAGATTTTAGAGACGGCACGGTAGCACGAATTTTATGTACATCGTTATCAAACGGTTCATCAAGTTTAAACATTAATACATACTTAAATTCACTTCCAACAACTGAATTTATTACACCAGATGCTCCAAGTTCTTTAGTTCCAGGCGGAACAGCGTTTGGAGTTACAGGCGTTTCTTTTTCAACAGCAACGGTTCCTGCTCCTGTAGTGTCGGTATTTAGAATTGTAAAAACATTCCAGCTAGTTGCTGGCAACTGGACGTTTGTATCATAATGAATAAGGAGCGAAATTAAATGCCATACGTTATAAACCGATACAACGGTACACAATTAGTTGTCTTAGAAGACGGCACATTAGATACAACAACTAGTTTAGGTTTACTAGGTAGAAATTACTCCGGCTACGGTGAAGTTCAAAATGAAAACTTTCTATTTTTATTAGAAAATTTTGCAAATGGTGCTGCACCAATTAGACCTCTTAGCGGGCAATTATGGTACAATAGTACAACCAGCACTTTAAACATTTATGATGGTGCATCGTGGAAGTCGGCTTCAGCCGCTGATGTAAGCACATCAGAACCTCCAACAGGAACAGGTTCTTTTTGGTTCAATCCAGACACAAATCAACTTTTTGTGTATGACGGAGCAGAATGGAAATTAGTTGGCCCAGAAGCTGTTGACGGATTCCCTGGCACCAAAATGGAATCTACAACCTTATATGATACAAGTAATTTGGCCCATGCTGTAATTTTAATGAAAGTAAACAACATTGTTCAAGGTATTGTATCAAAGACATTTTTTACTATTCGTTCGTCAGATTCTATTTCTGGATTTTCAACTATAGTTCCAGGATTAAACATTTCTTCTCTAGTAGTTATTAAAGGAAATGTTGAAGGAAATTCAACAACTGCTTCTAGGTTGCAAACATCAAGAACAATTAATGGTGTAGTATTTGATGGCGGATCTGATGTAACAATTAAATCTGCAACCACTAACAAATTAATTAAAGGTACATATCTTACAGGTGCCGATTTTGATGGTAGCGTAACAAGAACATGGGCCGTTGATGCATCGTCAACTAATGATATTGGAAAAGTTGTTGCTAGAGATAGTTCTGGAAACTTCTCAGCAGGAACAATCACAGCTAATTTAATAGGAAATGTGGTAGGTAATGTTAGTGTTGCTACCGGATCAAGCTCATTTAATAGAGTAATTGCTAATGAATTTATTGGTGCATCGTTGTCTGGAAATGCATTTTCAGCCACACAATTAGAAACAACAAGAAAAATTAACGGCGTTAATTTTAACGGTACATCTGATATTACAATAACATCTGCGGCAAGCACGTTAACCGGTGATACATTAGCATCAAACGTAGTAACTTCATTTTTAACCAGCGTTGGAACATTAAATTCATTAGAAGTTAGTGATGCCGGTATTACACTTGGCAGCAACACTTTAAAATTATATTATGATGCTGATGTTACATTACCAGTAATCTCAGCAACTAGTTACGGTGAATTAGTTTTTAGAGTTAACGACACAAGCGTTCCGTCAGAATTAGCTGAAGTTTCGTTAGTATCCGGACAGGTTGCCGCTGGACTAGGAGCCGATACCAAAGCAATGCTTGCTCCAAGAGTAACTGGCGGTGCAAATTTAGGATCTAGTGCTTATAGATATAATAAAGTATATTCAAATTATATTAATGCACCAATAGTTAATACAGAAACAATTAATACAACAGCCGAAACAAACAGCGTAACCGTATCAAGTGACCTTATAATTCAAGGCAATTTAGTTGTAAACGGCATTACAACAACAATTAATTCAACTGATGTTATGGTCCATGACCTAACATTTACGGTTGCAAAAGACGTAGAAAGTCCTATCAATGCAGACGGTGCAGGATTTATAGTTGGTGGAGCAAATGCTAGATTAGTTTATAGCGCCACTGGAGATAAGTGGACTATTAATAAACGTTTAGATGCAGGAACTAACGATATTATTACCACTGGATTATTCCAAGGAACAGCTACTTCTGCTAGATATGCTGACTTAGCTGAAAATTACATTGCTGATGCGGCATACGAACCTGGTACCGTATTAGAATTTGGTGGTTCTGCAGAAGTTAGAATAGCTGAAGATGCAACTACTCGTGTAGCAGGAGTTGTATCTACAGATCCTGCTTATTTGATGAATTCTCATTGTACTGGGCAATATGTAGTTGCCCTAGCATTACAGGGTCGAGTTCCGTGTAAAGTACGAGGCAAAATTTCTAAGGGCGATATGCTAATCAGCGGTGGTAGCGGGTATGCAAGACCGTGTACAACCCCGCAAATTGGTACTATTATTGGTAAAGCCTTAGAAGATTTTGAAGGGATTGAGGGCATTATTGAAGTTGCTGTGGGCAGGATCTAAAAAAGGGTTCAGATAAATAATAATAGTTTATGGAGCAGGGTAATGGCATACCAAGTTGATAATTTTAACGGAACGTTTTTAGTATCTGTAGAAGATGGTACGATTGATACAACTACGGATTTACGTTTCGTAGGTAAGAACTACGCCGGTTATGGCGAAGTACAAAACGAGAATTTTTTACATCTTTTACAGAATTTTTCTAATACATCGGCTCCGCCCAAGGCAATCACCGGACAAATTTGGTATGATAGCTCTACTAAAAAGTTAAAATTTTACGACGGCTCTCGATTTAAAGTTGCCAGCGGTGCTGAAGTTAGCGCAAGTGCTCCAACTGGATTAGCTAAGGGTGATTTTTGGTTTGACGAAAGTGCAAATCAACTATACACATGGAGCGGAACAGAGTATGTTTTAATTGGACCAGCAGCCGCTCCGGAATTTGGTACTTCAGCAGCAGTAGGTCAAGTAGTACAAGACAACACCGGCGGCCCACAAACTATTGTTAAATTAGTTTCAGGTGGCGACACAATTGCTATTGCAAGTAAAACAGATTTTGTTTTAGGATCAGTTAATCCTATTACCGGATTTAGCAGAATTAAAAAGGGTATTACTTTAGTCAACACTGATAGTTTAACTGGAGTAACTACTGCATCATCGCAATATTACTTCTGGGGTACAGCAAGTAACTCGTTAAAATTAAACGGAATTGCAGCAGATCAGTTTTTAACCAAAGGTGATTTAAGATTTACAGAACAAATTGCTTTTCCTGATGCAGGAATTACCGTAGGCGATAGCGATGACTTACTAGTATTTGTTGAAACACAAGATCCTTTTTACAATGAAGTTGGTGGTAATCCGTTAAGAGACGAAGATCAAGTTGTTATTGAACAAGCTATTGCAGGACAACCAATTACTTTTAGAATTCGTGTAAACGAAACAACTAAATCAAACGTATTAAAAGTTAAATCTAGCGGAGTATATCCAGGCTCAGATGGTAATTTATATCTTGGATCAGCATCAAAACGTTGGGGACAAATTTATTCTACAGATATTTACGGTGCATTAACTGGTAACGTTACAGGAAATACAACAGGTACACACATCGGTGCAGTATATGCCAGTGACGAAACTGAAGCCTTTGACCCAGAAACTAAAACATTTTATGGAACATTAGGTACTCCAAGTCAGCGTAGTTTAGTTTACGGAGATTTAGTAGGTGAAGTAACAGGATCAGCCCAAACTGCAAGTAAATTGGGATCTTATAGTCCAAGTATTTCAACATCTCCTGATACCGTAGTAGTTAGAGATTCCGAAGGAAATATTTACGGTACAACCTTTCAAGGAACTGCTTTACTTGCAGACCGTTTAAAAATTGATAATTTAGCAGTTGATACAGATGCAACTTATAGAACAGCTAAAACTACAGCGGTTGCAAATTCAATTGCAGCACGTGATGGTAGCGGAAACTTATCAGCAGTTTTATTTGATGGTACAGCAACCGCAGCTCGATATGCTGACCTAGCAGAAAAATACTTAACAGATAAAGAATACGAGCCTGGCACGGTTGTTTCTGTTTGCGAACATGGCGACCACGAAGTAGAAGCCTGTCAGTGGGGACAACGTGCTATTGGTGTAGTAAGTACAAATCCAGCGTTTATGATGAATAAAGATCTAGAAGGCGGAACATATATTGCTCTTAAAGGTCGCGTTCCAGTTAAAGTAACAGGCGCAGTTAAAAAAGGACAACGCCTAATAGCAGGAAATGATGGAACAGCAGTAGCTGGAGTCCCACATGCAAATGATGTATTTGCTATTGCATTAGAAACAAACAACGAAACTTCTGTTAAATTAATAGAAGCGGTTATATTATAAGGATTAAAAATGGCAGGCGTTGGAACACAGATTCTTGCATCAGATTATAATAATATTCGAGACAAGATAATTGAGGTAATGGGTACCGGTGCCGGAACTTACGGGTACGGACAAGTAATTGCTAGCACAGCAGTAGTTCAAGAAAAAGTAACCAAAGCTCAGTGGGATTATCTTCGATTTGATATTGTTAACGCTAGATTACATCAAACTGGCACACTCCCAACAATTAGAGAAATTCAAACAACTGATCCAATACGTTACGATGCTGATCATCCAAATTATCAGTATAATACTATTGCTGAACAAGCAAGAACTGATAGATTTTCAATTGGAGCAGGACAATTTCATACATTAGCAGCAGGGGATGTTTCTAGATCCTCGGCATGGGCTAATAGCGTGTCGTCAAATGTAGTTGTTGATTTTGGAACGGTTGACCAGTGTAGGTTCTTTTTTAATTCTGGCGGAAAAATTCGATTATATTCTTCAAGAACTGGCGGATCCTCTACTGCTCAAAATGCTGCCTGGACTAGCCTACTTAGCGCAGTAGGTTCACGAGATTTTTCAGTAAGTTCGTCCGGAGTGTCTTTTTATCAATTGACAAATAGTTACCAAACATTCTATACATCTACATCGTCATCACCGTATGCATCAAATAGATATACAATTGATGTAAAGTGTAATGTTGCTGATAATTCTGGCGGAACAACTAATCAATTAACATTTAGAATTACTTGGCTTGATTCATATACTGATCCAAGTCCTGGAAATCCTCCTCCACCGGGCGATAGTGTTGACGGAACATTAACATTAACTATCGAAGAAATTAAAGCTTCGGGAACCCTGTTACCTTCTGGTTCTTTTACAATCACAAGTCCAACAAGTTATTCAATATCTGCAATTGCAGGCTCGTAATTGTTTAAATACCTAACGGAGGAATTTAATGGCGGCCTATGATTATATTAGCGTACCGGATTATAACAATATTAGAAATAAAATTTCTGGAGTAATGTCTACCGGGTCAGCCACACTTGGATACGGGCAGGCCTTACAATCTTCGTTGGTTGCAACTGGCGATGCTGTTACAAAGACACAATGGGATAATTTAAGATTTGATGTAGTTAATGCAATAGTGCATCAATCAGGTTCAGTTCCAACAATAACTACAATTAACGAAGGCGAATTACTTAGATATGCAGCTGATCAGCCAAATTATCAATATAGCACATTAGCATCGTTAGCAGAAACAAATCGTTTTGATTTAGGAACAGGTCAGTATGTTACTGAAGCAGGAACATCAAGATCTAACTCTGTTTCTTTTAGTGGCGAGGTAGCAAGTACCTGTACAATATCATTTACAAGTGCTGATCAAGCAAGATATTTTTTTAATTCTGGCGGAAAAATAAGATTTACTTCAGCATTTACTCAAGGTGCTTCTCCTACACAACAAGATAATTCTTGGAACACTACTTTATCTGCAACATCTGCAAGTCCTGCTGTGTTTGGGGGTAATTCTCCCGCAGTTAATTTTTATACTTTAACCAATTCTTATCAAACATTTTATCAACTTTCATCATCATCTCCATATTCATCTAATAGATGGCAAATAGATGTATTATGTAATATTGGTAATAATAATTCAGGCGGCGCAACATCTATAACTTTTAGATCTAGATGGATTGACGGATATACTGATCCCGGATTTCCTCCCCCTGGAGATGCAGTTAACGGAACAATGTCCTGGACCATAACCCATGTTAGAGCGTCCGGAGCTTTATATCCAAATTTAACACCTCAGAGTTTTAATGCTCCTTCTCCTGCTTATGCTGCACCTAGCACCATAGCATAATTTTTCACCCCATCTATACCCCACATAAATAATATACTCATATTATTAGGGAGTATGTATGGAATCTTTATTAACAAAAGCCTTAGAGTTTTCAAACTATAAGCAATCTCTAGCCATTCAACGCAAAGCGTTAAAAGAAAAAGTTGATGCAAAATTAACTTTTGGATTCAATGGCGGTATTTTTAAAATTAACAGAGAATTAATTAATTTTGTTCAATTTTTAATTGATCAAGATAGATCTACAGATGTAGTTCTTATCGACGCAAACGACAATCCTGTTTTAGTTAATGATTTGTCAAAATTCAAAGATGAAATTTTTGACAGATACTTTACAGCGACCAACGAATATTATCAAGAATACGAAGTGATTAAAAAAGCTCGTTCTGTAGAAGCATTGGTGGATCTATGAAAAAAGGCGGCCTAATTTTTGCTCATAATAGCAGAGAAGTTGACTATGCTTTATTGGCAGTGATTTCTGGTGGCCTTGCAAAAAAGAATCTTGAAATTCCGTTTACTTTAGTAACAGATGATGCTACAATTGAATGGATGAAGACTTCAAATATTTGGGATAAAGCAAATGACGTTTTTGAAAACATTATTTCTACCCCACGTCCAGAAACTCTGAACACAAGACGTTTAAATGACGGTAACGAATCGAAAACAATTCCTTTCATTAATGCCGATAGAGCATCGGTATGGGATCTAACACCATATGATAGAACACTTCTTCTAGATAGCGATTATTTGATTTTTTCTAACGCCCTGAATAATTATTGGGATATTGATGAAAGTATTTTAATATCAAAATCTATGAATGATATTAGAGGTGATCGAATTGGTTTCTTAGATAAACATGTATCTGAAACAGGAGTTCATTTGTTTTGGGCTACCGCTGTCATTTTTACAAAAAACGAGGAAAGCAAAACATTTTTTGAATATGTAAAACATATTCGAAACAACTACGAACAATACGGTGACATTTACAGATTTAATCCTCATCAGTATAGAAACGATATTTCTTTCAGCGTTGCAAAACATTTCTTAGAAGGTTTTACAACAGATACTTCAAATGCTTTACCGTCATTATTAACTACAACTGATAAAGATATGTTAGCCGATGTTAAGGGAAATAAATTATACTTCCTAATAAATGATCCTTTAAATCAAGAAGCATTTACAGCATGTTCTATTAATAATACCGATGTTCATGTAATGAATAAACAAAGCATTGTTAGAAATAAAGATAAATTGTTGGAGTTAATATGACATTTGGATATTTAATTGTAGTTGCCAAACACGAAACAATTGACTACACAAAATTAGCCTATTCTTTGGCATTAAGTATTAAAAATACACAGAAGTGGGGTTATAATAATGTAGCTTTAGTTACAGATGATGTTTCTGCTGTAGAACAATTAAAAAGTCCTTGGGTATTTGATAAAGTAATTCCTTGGAACAAAGAAAAGGGATGGGACGGTCGATCATGGATGGATCATTTAACACCTTGGGATAACACAATATGTTTAGATGCTGACATGTTGTTTACAAGAGATGTTAGTCATTGGGCAGAATATTTTATTAATAACTCAGAATTGTATGTAGCAAACAAAGCATTTACATACAGAGGAGAAGTTATTACAGGCGATTTTTATAGAAAAGCATTTGTAAAAAATAATTTGCCTAATTTATATTCTTTCTATACGTTCTTTAAGAAAGATAGCGAACTAGCAAAAGAATTTTTTACCTTAGCAAGACATATTATAAAAAATCCTAACGAATTTAAAAATACTTTCTTTCCAGATTTTAAACCTAAAGTAATTGGAACCGATGAAGCATTTGCATTATCATCTAAAATTTTAGATATTACTGATCAAATTGCATATGATTTAGATTTTCCTAAAATTGTTCACATGAAGCCAATGATTCAAAATTGGCCATGGCCGTCAGATAGATACACAGATCATGTAGGATTTTATTTCAATGTAAACAACGAACTTAAGATTGGAAATTATAGACAATATGATGTAGTTCATTATGTTGAAAAAGAATTGATTACAGATGAAATTATCAGCATACAGGAAGAGAAATTATGGCAGAAATAATAGACTTTGACGAATGGTTAGCAAATTATAAACCGCCAGAAGTAAAATTTTACGCTGCATTTGATCCTAATACAGGCGATGTAACAGGAGTGTATCCGTCACACGCTCTAACAGATCAAAAAAATGTTGTAGAAATTGATCAAGAAACAGCACAATTAATTAATGAAGGCGCATTAAAATTAAATTCGTGTTTTGTTGATATTAGCTCAGGCAAATTTGAAATTGCAGAAATAAGAAGTCTTATAAAGATAGACGATGTGCTCCATAGGATTGTTGATAAAAAATGGTCTGATGTAGAAGACCCCGATGTAATTGTTTCCTATGTAGAAGGAACAGACAAATTAGTTTTTGACCTTTCTCCTAAGTATAGAGAATTAAAAAGAAAGATTCACTGGGACGGAAGTACCGAGCTTTGTTTTTTTATTACAGAATATAACGATCCAAATATTGTTAGATTTATAGTAAAATTTAGTATCAGTGATTTAACAGAAAAACAAATTTCACTAACCGGTTTACCTTTAGAAGGTAGATTTAGTGTTTACACAAGAAGATTATTCCCCAAATACGTGATCGAGACAAAATGAAAGTTATTGAATTTGATGTTGTATTTTTAAGTTATGATGAACCTAATGCAGACTTGCATTATGCGGACCTGTGTAATAAAGTACCTTGGGCAAAACGTATTCACGGTGTTAAAGGTTCAGACCATGCACATAAAGCCGCAGCAGAAAGTAGTGACACTGATTGGTTTGTTACCGTCGATGCTGACAATATTGTAGATCCAAGATTTTTTAATCTCGATTTAAAAATGGATGATCCAAAGATACAGGTCTATGGATGGTGTGGCCGCAACGTTATCAATGGACTACGATATGGTAATGGTGGTTTAAAAATCTGGAAAAAAGATTTTGTTCTTAACATGAAAACACATGAAAATTCTGATAGCGATAGAGGACAAGTTGATTTTTGCTGGGAAGATGGATACAAAAACTTTCCTTTAAGTTTTAGTGATAGCATTATTACAGGAAGTCCATTTCAAGCATGGAGAGCAGGATTCCGTGAAGGTGTTAAAATGACGTTGCTCGACGGAGTCAAAGTTCCTCCGGCTGAAATACAAGAACGCATTTGGTGGCATAACATTCATAGACTGCGTATGTGGTCTACGGTAGGCGCTCACGAAGAAAACGGTCTATATGCTGTATACGGTGCTAGACTAGGAACATGGATGGCTAATTGCACAGACTGGAATTATATAGAAGTTAGAGATTTTGAAATTCTTAGAGGAATCTGGAATCAATATGGACGTCCCTACGAAGAAGTAAACGGTGAAGGATTAGTTGATGCAACAAAGGACCTAGGTGAAAAAATTAAAGTTGGTTTAGGTTTGCACTGGCCTTATTTAGATCCTAACCAAAGCAAGTACACACTAGATTTATATAATGAAACTATGAATTTAAACGATACTTATTTTAGAATGCCCGAAAATGTATGATATTTTTTATGTTTCAAAAAATTCCATTAACGACTATAACTGGAACTCAGTCAAGTCAAAATATCCCACAGCTAGAAAATTTGAAAACATAAATTCTTTTGATCAATTAAAAAAACAAGCATTTACTAAAATGTTTTGGGTTGTGTGGGACGACCTTACCTTATTAGACAATCTTAATTTAAACACATACAGAGCTACCCAGTGGGACGATATGTATGTTCATGTATTTAAAAATAGTGATCATTACGACGGAGTTTGTTTATTTCCTAAGTCAGTTACAATTTCTCAAAGAGAATTTGATAATCGGTTTTTTACAGATAAAAAAGAAATAGATATTGTTGCTAGTATTCCACTAGGATATGATAAATTTAATATTACAACTTACGATGATTATCTAAACGCTGTTGAACAATCAAGTACAGACATGTTTTGGGCAATTTGGCCTGATGTAAATGTCAAAGAAGATTTTAAATTTAATTATAAAGTTCCTAAGCATAATTCTAATATTGTTCATATTTTTAAAAATGGAGAATTTTTTGACGGCATTTGCTTATTTCCAAAAAATGTAAAAGTTTCTAAGAGAGAATTTTATCATAGATTTTTTGCAGAAAAAAAAGAAATAGATATTGTTGCTAGTATTCCAAAACAATACAACATCTATTCTCCTAAAACATTTGATGAGTATAAACAAATTACAGACGATATGTTTTGGATTGTGTGGCCTGAGGTAAAAATTATTAACAATGAAATTTTTGATTTATATTTTAGCCATCACAATACCTATGACAGAAGAGAAAATCATGTTTTTAAAAATTTGTGTAATTACGACGAATCTTACCTAAGCGGAATTTTGTTATGCAGCAAATTTAAACCTTTAACACAAGAAGAGTTTGATAAACAATATCCTACTGATAAAAAAGAATATAATATAATCGCTAGTAAATTTCAATATCCTATATATACAATCACATCTTACGAGCAATATTTAGATATATGTAAAACTGAATCTCAAAATATGTTTTGGTGTGTATGGCCAGAAATTAAAATATTAGATGATAAACTATTTGATTTGTATTTTGATCCAAATAGTGGGGCATTTGATTATGATAGAAAAGAAAATCATGTTTTTAAAAATTTATGTAACGACAAAGAATCTTTTCTAAACGGTGTAGTATTATTTTCTAAAGAAAAAATCATATCTAAAAAAGAATTTAATAGAAGATTTTTAATTGATAAAAAAGAACATAATTTTGTAGCAAGTCGTTATGCGTATCCTGTTTACAATATTGATACTTATGACGATTACAAACAAATTATAGACACCGAATCTCAACCTTTATTCTGGGCAATTTGGCCTGAAATAGAAATTATTGATTCTGAAATTTTTAATTTATATTTTGAACCTAATAATGGCGTATATGATTATGATAGAAATATCAATCATGTATTTCAGCATAAATTTAGAAACGAATTAACATATAACGGATTGATGTTAATGTCTACATCAACGCCAGTTAGTCCTAAAGAAATTGATTTTAGGTTTTTAATTAATAAAAAACAATATGAACAAGTTGTTTCTAAGCATAAAGACTATGATATAATATTTGTAAGTTATAACGAACCTAATGCTGAAGAAAATTATAATAAACTAATTAACAAATTTCCAAGAGCTAAACGAGTACATGGTGTTAAAGGTATTCATCAAGCGCATATAAAGGCAGCTGAACTTGCCACAACAGACATGTTCTGGGTTGTTGATGCCGATGCACATATAATAGATGATTTTAATTTTAATCATCAGGCAACGCGATACGAAAAAGATGTTGTTCATGTGTGGAGAAGTAAAAATCCAATAAATGATTTAATATATGGTTATGGTGGAGTAAAACTATTACCAAGAAAATTAACATTAGATATGGATGTAAATACAGCCGACATGACAACATCGATTAGTAAAAAATTTAAAGCAATGCCGGAAGTCAGTAATATATCTGCATTCAATACAGATCCTTTTAATACTTGGAAATCGGCATTTAGAGAATGTGTAAAACTTTCTAGTAGAACAATTGCTGGACAAGTTGATGAGGAAACACAAAAGAGATTAGACATATGGTGTTCTGTAGCAAAAGACAAATTTGCTAATGATGCACTTAGCGGTGCAATTGCAGGACGTAAGTACGGAGAAGAAAATAAAAACAATCCAGAAGCCCTTGCAAAAATTAATGATTTTGATTGGTTAAAAACACAATATGGAATTTAATAGAAATATAAAAGGTAATGAACTTAGAAAGATTGATGGAAAATATCAGTCTCGATATCTATTAGATGCAGAATTTGTTCATAAGGAATTAAACGAAGTAAGTCCAAGTTTTTGTTTGGCCAAATGGTTTAATGTTAGTATACACATTCCGTCTGGAAGAACACATAGTTGTTATCATCCTAGAAGTCATGCAATTCCATTAGATGAAGTAAAGATCGATGTTAGTGCATTGCATAATACAAAATATAAAAAATCTCAACGTGCATTGATGTTACAGGGTATACGACCTAAAGAATGCGAATTTTGTTGGCAAATTGAAGATAGCGGAAACCAACTAAGCGATCGAGCATATCGAAGCAAAGATGTATGGGAACCAGGGTTAATTGATGAAGCATTAGAGCTTGGTTACGAGGGAAATGCTAAACCAAGATATGTTGAAGTAAATTTTAATCAAGCATGTAATTTTAAATGTAGTTATTGTAGCCCTCATCTTAGCACAGCATGGTATGATGAAATTAAAAAAGAAGGCCCGTACCTTTTAACTGACCGTGTGCATAATGATATTCTATGGATTCAAAACGAATCACCAATCGACAATAGTCCTGAAAATCCTTATGTAAAAGCATTCTGGGAATGGCTTCCAGAAATTTATCCAACCTTACAAACATTCCGCATGACTGGCGGAGAACCGCTTATGGATAAAAATACCTTTAGGATGTTTGAATATGTAAAAAATAATCCTAAAAGTGATCTTCATTTAAGTATTACAAGTAATTGCTGTCCTCCAAAAGACCAATGGTCAAAATTTATGTCTAGTTTAAAAGAAATTACAGATGCAGAGGCTGTTGATCATTTTATGTTATTTTGTAGTTTAGATAGTTGGGGTAAGCAAGCAGAATATATACGTAATGGAATGGATTTTGAAATGTTAAAGGCAAACGTCACTGACTATCTTGCAAATAGTCAGAAACATTCACTTACTTTTATCATAACATTTAATGCTTTGAGTTATACTCGTATTGTTGAATATTTGCAGAACATTATTAAATTGAGAAGAAAATTTAGTAAACGTAGACAACTAATTTGGTTTGATATCCCTCCGCTCCATGATCCAGATTTTTTAAATCCCAAAGTAATGCCAGAAATGGTAACAGAACTTAAATTGGCATTAAAATATATGTTAGAAAATAAAGAAGGTCGTGGTAATCAGTTTATGGGATTTAGCGACTTTGAAGTGAGTAAAGTTCGAAGATTAATTGATTGGATTGAATCAGATACAGGATTTGACAAAGATAAAGCTATGAAAAATTTTTATGAATTTTTCTCAGAACACGATAGAAGACGAAATACAAATTTTTTAAATACATTTCCTGAACTAACAGATTTTTGGAATAGGTGTAAAGAATAATGGATGATAGAGTAAATTATATTAAAGGTGTTAGAGATCGTTTAAACAAAATAGGTCCAGGTTTTTGTGCAATGAAATGGTTGCATCAAACTTTGTATCTTCACACCGGTGATAACCATAGTTGTTACCATCCTCGTCCTCATCACATTCCATTAGATGAAATTAAAATAGATGCAAGTGCTTTACACAATACTAAATGGAAAAAACAACAACGTAAAAAAATGTTAGAAGGTGAAAGACCAGAAGAATGTTATTATTGTTGGAATATTGAAGACTTGCCGGGAGAGCATATAAGTGATCGAATGATTCATAGTTCTAGCGATTTTTCAGAACCTTACATAGAAAAATTAGCAGAATTACCATGGGACGCTCCGGTAAACCCACGCTATCTAGAAGTAAGTTTTGGTAACGGATGCAACTATCGCTGTGGTTATTGTTGCCCACAGGCTAGTACTATGTGGATGGAAGAGATCAAGAAACACGGTAATTATGATTTAACTTATAATCAATATGGTATTGAGTTTTTAAAAAATGGAACATATTATGGGCCTAAAGATGAAAACCCTTACATCGAAGCATTCTGGAAGTGGTGGCCAAGTTTACGTAATGATTTACATACTTTACGTATTACAGGCGGTGAACCATTAATGAATCCTGGTGCTATGCAGTTTTTTGATTTACTAGAAGATGAGCCAGCTCCCCATTTAGAGATTACACTTAATAGTAATCTTGGAGTAACTTTTGATCGAGTTGATCGATTAATAGCTCGAGTAAAAAGTTTAATAGAACAGAAAAAAATTAGAAAGTTTAGTTTCTTTACTAGCATTGATAGCTGGGGAGAACAAGCAGAATATATGCGTACAGGATTAAAATGTGATCACTGGGAACGCAATATGAAAGAAGTAATTAAAGCCGGTGCAACGGTAAATCTAATGTGTACTTATAACGTATTATGTGTAACTAATTTTCAAAAGTTATTACACAAAGTTATCGAATGGAGAAAAGAATACGGCAAGGAAGCTGTATCTTTTGATACACCATATTTAAAAGAACCGCCACACTGGATGATTAATATTTTGCCTGAAGAATTTATTAAACATCAAGAAGACACTTTAAAATTTATTGAAGATAATATGGATTGGTTTACAGGCGTCGAATACGAAAAGTTTAAACGTGTAACAGATTACATGAAAGAAAATCCAGTTAGCGATTTAAAAATTCTTCAAGGAAGAAGAGATTTTTATAGTTTCTTTTCTGAAAATGATAGAAGATTAGGAACTAATTTATTAGAGGTTTTTCCAGAGTATAGTAACTTTTATAACTTATGTAAAAACATTTACGAAAATTATGATAACAGAAACAAATAAAAATTCTTGGTGTGTTAATGCGTTCCATGGAATGAGCGCAAATAACAACGGAAGTTCTAAAATGTGTTGTATGATTATTGAAGAATACAACAGAATGAAAGAATTACAACCAATTTATTTTGTAGACAAAATGTCTATCGAACAAAATTTTAATAATCCTGTAGCAATACAAATTCGAAAAGATTTAGAAAACGGAATAAGAAATTATGCCTGCAAAAATTGTTGGGAAGAAGAAAATGCTGGACGTAAAAGTAAGCGTCTTCGAGATAATGAAATATATTTTAGATCGATAGAAAGGGGAGAAAAACCATTTACCGGTCTTGCTAAGTTTGAATTAAATCTAGGAAATAATTGTAACATAAAGTGTAGAACCTGTGCTCCTCAGATTAGTTCAACATGGATGAAAGAAGATTACGATCTGCATCATTCAAAAATTTCTTATAAAGAATATGCAGAAATGATGAGAGTGTTTCATCAGAGCTACGACGACGAAAGTGTTTTCTGGGAAGATTTAAAAAATAATTTAGTCAATATTAGACAATTTGATTTTTATGGCGGCGAACCGTTTTTAAGTAAAAAGATGTGGGAAATTCTAAGTATATGTGTTGACAAAGGATATGCTAAAGATATTGAATTGCATTATAATACTAACGGTACAACTTGGCCAGAAGATAAAATTTCTATGTTTAAACATTTTAAAGGTGTTAATTTATCTTTTAGTATTGACGGTATAGAAGAACAATTTGAATATATGAGATTTCCAGCAAAATGGAATGAAGTATTAGAAAATATGAATAAGGCAAAAGAGCTTGCTAATAGTTTAAAAACTCTTAAAATTAGTTGGTGCATTACTTTAAGTACACTGAACATATATGACTTACCTAAAACAATAAATTTTTATTACGATCATTTTTCTAGTTTTGGTTTTTATCTAAATTTAGTTCACGGACCCCGACATTATAATATTTCAACTCTCCCAACAGATATTAAAGAAAAAATTATTCAACATATTAATGATGTTGTGCCTAAGACGCAGAATCAAGCATGGATGTATCTAGATGGCATTTTAAATTTTATAAAAAACGGACACTACGAGCCTTCAAGTTTTACTTCTCTAAAGGAAGTAACAAAAAAACACGATCAATATCGAGGACAAGAATTTAATAAAGTTTTTCCTGACTATTCAAAAATTATAGGTATGTAAAAATGAGTTTTTGGAATTTTAATGAATTAATACAAGTACATATTGAACTTACAAATCATTGTAATGCTGCTTGTCCTATGTGCGTAAGATTTTATAATTCTTCAGAGTTAATTAGACCAGATTTAAATTTAAGTCAAATTTCTTTAGAAGATTTTAAAAAATGGTTCCCTCAAGAAGTATTAGATAGAGTTAAACTTTGGTTATTCTGTGGCGTTCATGGAGATCCGTGTATGGCTAAAGATTTTTATGAAATATGCGAGTACATCATTAATAATAGTCCTGGGGTCATAGCTGTGCATACAAATGGCGGCATGAGAAATCCTGAATGGTGGGCAAAATTAGGTAATCTTTTTGCAAAAGGAAAAGCATCAAATCAATATAGGCTTACTTTTTCCATTGACGGGTTAGAAGATACAAATCACATTTATCGAAGAAACGTTAAATGGGATAAACTTATAGCAAATGCACAAGCATTTATTGATGCGGGTGGGAGAGCTCTTTGGGACTTTTTAATTTTTAAACACAACGAGCATCAACTAGATACTGCAAAAAAATTATCTGAGGATATGGGATTTACTGAATTTGTTCCTAAAAAAGCATTAGGCGTTGATAATGGAACAGAATTAATATATATGGTAGCTCTTAATAAAGAAGGACAATTAGATTACTATATTGAAGCTCCTACAAATCCCAAAAATAGAAATTTAGAAAATCCAACAGGAATCCAACCTTTAAAATTTTATCCTTTTTCAAAAGATGATTATAATAAGATGAAAGAAAATTCAGAATTTAAAAATTCTTATTATAAAAGAACAGAAGAAATTGTTGATATAATAGCAAGTTCTAAATATGACGAACACGACTCGTGTAATATTAAGTGTAAATCGCATATTGATGATGGGTATAAACGTGGAAAAGAAATTTTTGTCGATAGTGCTGGTAACGTTATGCCTTGTTGTTATATTGGAACACATTTAAATGGAATTTATTCTGATCCTCCAAGTATGCAACTTGTTCGTAATTTAAATAATTATGGACCAGAAAAACTTAATTTAAATAACCATTCTTTAGAAGAAATTTTATCAGCGGAGCATTTAGATAGATTATATGCAGACACATGGGATAAAACAACAAAAGAAGGAAAACTTGTTTATTGTTCTAAAACCTGCGGAACATTTTCATCTATAGATAAAATTTTTACACATGAAATTGTTTTAAAAAATAGAAAAAAAAGATATTTAGAATCACAAAAACCAAATGAAAGTTGATGTATTATACTCCGGACAATTAAGATATGCTGAGGCATGTTCTCGACAAAAAGAATTTTTTAAAAATACTGAGTGTCGAAATGTTTTTAGTTTATTAGACATCGTACAAGATTCTCATGCAAAAATGGCATTACGATCTTCCTACATGTTTGATGCTGACAAAGATTTTCGATATGCTTTAAATTATATTACAGAACAATTGAATCCAGAGGTCACTGCTGTATATTCAAAATATCAAATTTCTGAATGGTTTCAAAATGCATATGGGGAAATAGATACCTATAAAGTCTATTATATTCAACACTTATATACATTCATCGAAGGATTAAAACAAACTAAAAATGATGTTGTTGTTTCAATAACAACAGATTTAATATTAGAAGGAGATTTAAATTCTTTTCTTATTGGAGTAGATTTAGAAACTCCTCAGGTTTATTGTCATTATAAAAATTTATTAATTCCGCATGTTATTATTTTAAACAATAAGGCAAGAGAAATAATTCTTAATAAAAGCAGTGAGTTTTTATCTACATTTTTTACAACAAATCCTCCAGAAACTTGGTTCAAGGCTGAAACACTTTGGGAAAAACTTTTTGAATATTGTGGAATAAAAATTAAAATATTAAAGACAATACATCAATGTAAGGTAAGACCCACAATGGTTATTACAGATTTAAAAAAATCTATTAATCAATTGAGTATTATGTTTGAAAATTGGAGAAAGTATAAAGATACCGCAAGTAAACAATCTAAATTTAAATTTGATAAAAAATTAATATCAAGGATTGTTGCTTATGGATGTAGTTATACAGCAGGAGATGAATTTTTAGATACTTTATATCGAGCCGATGCGGAAGAAATTAAAAAACGAAACATTAGAGAATGGTTTGATCTTAAAGTTAATTTTGATAAAAATTTAATTGCAACCATTAATGAAAAACAAAGAAATATGGCTTGGCCTGCAATCTTAGCAAATAGATTATCGATGTTAATTGATAATAGAGCTAAAGCAGGAAATTCATTAGCAAATATAGTTTGGCAAATTGAAAAAGATTTTGCCAACGGAGATATTACTGAAAAAGATTTAATAATTGTTGGATTAACATCATACGAAAGAAATATATATTTTTCACATAAAGAACCAGTTTCGGTTCTGATGCATATGAGAGAAAATTTTCCAAAACAATTTCAAAAGTATCAAGGACCAATTGCGGATTTTAATAATTCTATGTTTATGTATTATTTTTATTACTTGTGTCTTTCACGACTAATACAATTATCATCAAACCATTTAAAAGGAAGATTGTTAATTGTTCCGTGTATTAACGACGACAATTATAAAAATTTTGATCCTGTGTTAGAAAAATACTTTCAAACAGATATTTTAAATTTTAGAGATGAATGTTTAAACAGCGAGTATTTTATTACTGATAAAAATCTTTATGATTTTGTTGAACTGCAAGAGGATGATATTCATGCTGGTGGCCATCCAAAACAAATCGTGCATGAAAGATTTGTTGACCACTTACTAGAGATTTTTCCAACTAAAGAAATTTCTTAGTTTCGTCTGAAATGTCTTGTTTAAGACGTTCTACATCAACTTCAAAATCTATTTTTTTAATAGTGTCGTGATATTCTTGCATTGTTTCTAATAGCTTATCGGCAACTTCTTCTGCATCAGAAACAGACAATAACTCTGCAACTTCTATTTTCCAAACTCTGCCATTATCAAATTCTAATTTAATAGCATTAAGATAAGCGACCGGCATGGTGTTCATATACATATCCTCGAACACCTCCGGCCACTCTTTGATTAGATGCTTTGGTGGTTTAAAGAGACGCTTAGGCACTTGCTTCTTCTTTAGCCTTAGTAGTCTTTTTAACTGGTGGATCTAATTCATCTGCTTGTTTACGTAGTCTTGCAGCTTCTTTATACATAGCATCTGCTTGACTGCGATAACTTTTAGCAAGGTCTTTATCAGTTAATGCTTCTGTAGTTGATGCTTGTGCTCTTACTGGAGCAGGAACATCTGGATCTACATTAGGAACAGCTTCTGATTTTTGTTGTTTCTTTTTAAAATCTTGATCTCTTGCTGGTGCGCCGGAAACAAGATTTGATAATTCGTCAACGGTGCAATTTTTTTGTTCTGCGATAAGAACATTTAATTCAGACAACACAATATTGGTGCTAGACGTTGGAGTCATAATAACCATATCAGTTGCAACTTTTTGTAATCTTCCGTCTGCTTGCATAGCTTGAAGCATAGGACGACCATCTGGAAACAATCGAGTATGCATGATTTCGCCAAACTCATTTACCTCTTGCCCCTGGTCGCTTTCAAGCAATCCCATCAGAGCATCGTGATAGGAATCAGTTAAGTTTGCTGTTCCTACTACAAGAGCTGATCCTGAATCGCCCGGTATTGTTCTAAATACGGTGATTACTTTCGCTCCAGTATTTTTCATTCTTCCGATGTGCTTGATTTGTCTCATGATTATTGTTCCTTTTTGCTAACAGAATCTAAAAATGTTGAAAGTCTATTATAAACTTTACCAACTGCTTCTAGTTCGTTTGCTTTAAATGCTCCACGTTGGCTAGCAACGTCGATAATGCTTTTTAGTGCTGTAAGGTCACTAACGTTTAAATCTGCAGAGTTTGCGGCCGGAGCTTCTGGAGCAGAAGCAGCTGGAGCAGTAGTTTGCAAATCTTTGTTTTCTTCAGTCATTGTTATCTCCTTAATTTTGTACAGGCTAATGCAAAGAATGTCATTTCTTTTTCATCTTCAAATCCAACATACGTTGAAGTTTTTAGATTTCCGTTCTCATCAAAAGACGGTATTTGTTTAATACAATATCTTCCTTTTAATTTAGAACGAATCCAATCATCTAATTCGTTATTATAAACATCTCTTTCGCTTAATTTCATTTTTAAAAAATGTGGCGGAATCCTAGTAAGTTTTCTAGTGTTCAAAACGTCTAACGGATTAAGATCATTCATACGTGATATTTATAGTAGTAGTTTATAATATTATACAGAATTGAAATGAAAATTTCAATCTGCGTTTAATCGTTTGCTCATAGCTTTTGAATATCCCATTTTCATAACATCGCCGGAAAATAGATAAAGTTCAAATGCTGCTTTTTCGGATAACACCGATAACGTATGTTTTTCAAGATACCACGGGGCATGAATAAAGTTATCTAACCAAACTAGTATTTGGGGTGTTATTTTAATTTCTTTGGGAATTTTTATACTATAGGTCTTTATGTCTGCTTCTTCTTGAATAAATCTAAGACCTTCTTCTGTGAGGCGTAGTCCGCCTTCGTTTTTTGTGCGCAAGTTGTACCACCAACTTGTTTTTAATTGATCAAATGTGCGGTCGTCTACTTCTTTATTTGCCGCTTTCAAGAACACCGCAGTATAGGTATTCTTGGTATAAGTCATTTTATCGGTTCACCTTGTGTTAATTTATATACTGCAAAATCTGTTGTTTTAAAAAGTTTGTTTAATTTTTTTGCTAGATTGTGTGCATGGCCTGGATTTGAAAAACTAACCTTTTTGTATTTTGGTCCAGGATAGCTAGCCAACAGGCTTCCGCTCTTTAAATTAAAAGGCTGGCCTTTGTAGAATACTGCCCATATAGCTTCACTTTCAAGAATCTGTTCAACCTTGTAGTTTTCTTTATTGGCATATTCGAGTATTATCTTCGGTTTTGGTCTACTCATTATATACGTGTTCCTAATTAACCACGTATATATTTATCACCTTTAGAACGTTCCGCCGTCAAACTTTACATCGATTTGAGTGGTTGATTCTTTAATTTCTTTCAATAAATCGCGAATTTCGGCAACCGTAGAACCTAATTTAGTCGTTATAATAGCTAGTTCTTGTACTAGCTCTTTTCCTTCTTGAATAGATATACGTATATCTTTCTGTTGACTTTTTTCTGCTACATTTAATCGTTGAATAAGCCTTTCAACACTAGGTAATTTATCTGGTATATTATTTGCTGACATTTGATAATACCTGTTTCATTTCCATTTCTGTTTTAAATGGACCTTTAAAATCATATCTTTGTAAAGTAATCATTTTTGGACAAAATGATTTTACCCAACCTTTATCGAAACGGATGACATAGTATCCGGCACAATATAAACTTTTACTATCTTTACTTTTTGTGAACAACGGTAGTTTACGTTTGATGTCGAACATAGCATTATGAGGTTCAACACTAGTTGAATAGCCATGAACTTCATTTGGTAATGAACCATTGGCTTCTTTAACAATTTTAGCAACAAAGAAATCTTTGCCAAATTGTTTCGTCAGGCTTTCTTTATTATCATAAATTTTAATACCTGTTTCATTACTAAGTACAAATCGCTCGTCTTCAATCTTTCGAAGAGTTGCAAATTTTTCTCCGTCCTTTTCAACAATCCAAAATTTATCTTTAATGATTGGTTTAGCGTGTATCTCTGTCATGTGATTCTCCCAACATGTTGCTGACTTGTTTTCACAAGTATTTTCATACTGACAAAACTCTAGTTTCATCATAGTTGTATCTAGCATTTAATGGCTCCGCATAAGATTGTGCCTGCTCTGCAATTTTTTTCAAATCGTAGAGATGACAAAATTTCATTAATCTAATTCCAACTTGATTAACATTTTTGTTAGCAGTTGTAGCAGTATTAATTGTTTCTACAATAATTTTTTTAATTTCTTCTGGTTGATAAGACAAATCGATTAGTCGCCGATTTCTCTCATAGTCTTCCAAAACTCTGTGTTCTTTGCCTTCGTGGTCAGTCCATCTCTGAAGCATGAGATTGTTCCACGCAAATCCTTTGGTTTTACGATCTTCGAACGCTTCAGCAAGACCCACTTTTTTGCTTGTGCCTTTAGTACGCACACCTGGATACGCTGAGAAGACATTATCACTGGTATCACCACGCATACATTTTTCAAATAGTTGCCATTCTGGATTGGGTGCTGCTTTAGCTTCTTTAGTTTTTTTGTCAACAATGGGCTTACCTTTGTCATCAAAATACCCCTCATGTGTAATAGTCATTTCCATTACACCGTTATATTGTTTCACATTGGGTGCAATAAGTTGTGCAAAATCGGTATCTGTAGAAATAATAACATGGTTATCATCTGGATGATTTTGAATCCAGCCTGCAATTAAATCATCTGCTTCTAATTGCGGATGATGCATAACGGTGCAATTTGTTTTATCTTTAATGAATTCTTTAAAGGTATCAAATGCTTCCCAAAATAGTGTATCTTCTTCTTGTTCTTTTTCGCTGTGTGCCGCACGAGCTTCTGCACGATTTCTTTTGTAGGGGGCGTAAAAATCTTTGCGCCAGCTACGACCTTCTAAGCAGAAAATAACGTGACTGCCGTTAAACTGCTGCCAGGCTTTACGAATTGAATTTAAAGTTATATGAAAAGCCATGCCAAGTTTAATATCAGCATCGCCGTTGATCACATGCCGTGCGCGAAAAAAAGTATTCGCAGTATCAACTAAAATGTAGGTCATTTATTATTTCTTTTTACACTCTGTATGTCCAAAGTCCCTGTTTGTAAAGGACCACCGTAATCACCGTCAACAACAACATTAGCACATAGTTCACGGAACCAACGATCGACAATTTCTTCGTCCAAATCACCGTCAGCACCATAACCTTCTTGCTTTAATTGTAGCACAAAATGTTCATTCCAGTCAAGTTCAAAAAAACCGTTACGAACATTGTCTTTGTTTATATGTGTATTTAACACGCCTACCCATGGTTCTTTCTTTCGAGTAGCACGATCTTTTGGACTCAATTTAGCCAATTCTTGTTCTTGAGCAATTTCTTTTAGGCTATTTTCGGCTTCTTCTTTTAATTTGTTAGCCTGTTCAAGTGCTAATCTTGCTTCTTCAATGTTGGCTTCGATTTTATCTAAACCAAATAATTTTTTAATAAATTTCATTAAGTTCCCCACTCATTTTTAAATAATGGTACTTGTAGTCTATCACTATAGCGCAAGCCATTTTTCATCGCTAGTTCAGCGACCCTACGATTATTAAGAGTATAAACAGACTCCACCCCACCAACTGGCATAAGATATACGGGTCCTGTAAACCCTTCGGCTCTGTAAATGTCTGCTGTTTCAATTGCTTCTTCTGCATCTTCTTCTGTCGCTACTACAAACTTAAGGTAAGTGTAGCCAACCTCCTCATATTCACATACAATGTCTGGACGAATAGCTTCACTGCGTTCTTCACCGGAACAACTTAGTTTAGCACTTACACTAAATGTAATTTCTTTATTATATTCTGGATGCGGCATCAACCATTCGATAGAAAGAAATTCTTTAAACTCTGGCGTTAGTTTTTGAGTACCATTAGTTTCAAAGGTAATCTCTTTTAAACCAGCCATCTTAGGATGGCGCAACAGATCTGGATAAGCACGTTGCCAACCTAGTAACGGCTCGCCGCCTGTAATGACCAAGTGTTCGTCCTGCCACTGATTAAATGGAAGGATTTCGCAGATACGTTCTGCAATACCATCTGTTGTAAGCATAGGACTAAGATCTTTAAAACGAGGATCCCAACTAGCGTAACTATCACAGCCTGTGCTAACAAGCGGAAGTTCTTCGTATTTTGTATAAGGTTTTCTTTCGTGCTGGATAGCAATATCTTCAACTTCTGCACTTAGTTCGCCCTTTGGCATACCAAAGCCTGCACATTTAAAGTTACAACCAAATGTACGTAAGAAAACAGAAGGCACACCCATAAAGCGTCCTTCACCTTGAATGCTATAAAATAGCTCTGCGATTTTAATTTTGCTCATTGTTTATTATACCTTTATATATGAAATTTGTCAAGTCCTCTTTGACCAAACTCCATGTTCCGTCTTTATTATCAATCCAATTTATAGTATCGCCTTCTTTCCAACCCATCTCATTTAGTAAATCTTGAGGCAATGGTAATATTCCATCTTCGTTAATCGTTAATGTCCAACTTTTCAACTTTTACTCCGGATTTTTCAAGAAATTTAATTCCATCATCATTACGATAAGATTCGCGATAGAAAACACTATTAATCCCGCTTTGATAAATGAGTTTGGCACAATCAAGGCAAGGACTATGAGTAACAAACATAGTAGCATTCGCACCAGACTCAGTACTTTTAGCCAATTTGGCAATTGCATTTGTTTCTGCATGTAATACCTCGGGTTTAGTTTTTAATCCAAAATGAACGTTACATCCTGCTTCTTCATTCCATTCTTCGTATGGATATTTAGAAAGAAATTCGTCGGGACTCAGCCATCCGCCTGCTCCGGTGTCATAATCTCTATATTCGCAGTTATTTTCCCAACCAGCCGGCATACCATTATAGCCAATACTGATAATTCTATCATCTTTGACTACAATAGCACCAACATGTAATCTTTGTGCATGACTAAGCTCGGAGAATAATTGAGCGGCCTTCATGTATGCGCTCTTCATTTTTTCTTTCATTTCTATCCCTTTGTTCTTGCTTCCAATGATCGTATCTTAATTTTCTACACGCATCTCGAACTTCTGCAGGAATATCTGGATGCCATTCGGCCATGCCGCAGTCGTATACTCGTTGTCGAGGAAAATCTAATAATACAAGAATTCCAAGGCCAACTATTATTATTAATGCTGCAACAATTTTATCAAATTTCATAAAGCGTGACTTACTAAAATTTTACACATTAGAGCATCGTGTTCATTTTTAAAAAAGAATTTCATACATTCTTCGCTTACTTCTGTTGTGTATCGACCGCCGGGTAGTCCAAAGTGTTCGAGAACACTAGCACAGGTTCCACTCCACCAAACATCACCTTGATTACGCCACGGTATAGTAATAACATTCATTCTGGTAATGGATTAAATCGTTGAAGAAAACTTTCAATGTAACAACTCCATTCCTGACATTCTGCTATATTAGGATTGCAGTTATCTAATCGATAATACACCCAAGTATGATCATCGATTTCGGTTACACTAATAACACGAAATTTTTTTCTATCATTATAGGTACCCCAAAGTGTTCCTGCTTTAACCATATTCTTTGTTCCTTAAAAATTGTGACAGCAATTCAAAAATAACTTTATTTCCTTTTTCAGTATAATGATTAATTAAACCTCTTTCCGAACTCCAAAGTCTACTAAAATCAAAATGATTTTTTTCTATTGATAGTTTTTTTAAAATTTCAATATGAGATAAACTTATATAAGGAATTGTTATTATACTATTAATTTCTTTTCTTAACAACCGATAAACATCTAATTGATACTCGTCGTCGTAGTGATATTTGAACCATCCTTGAGCAGTTTTTAAATTACCATCAAACAAAGAAAAATTTTCGTTTATGTCGGTTAAAATTAAATCACAATCTTTATGAAATCCAGTTTTATGAATTGGATGATTTGGAGTATGTATTCTACTAGGACTGGTATGACTAACAATTATACAATCATACAGGTGTTGGTTAATAGTTTCAATTTGTTTATATATTTTGTATTCGCCTACGCCAGCTTGAGCTACATTTGTAACTTCGTGTTCTTTAGCCAATAAATCAACCCAACCAATAGAGGCATTTGGCCACTTAGCGGCAAAACTATCACCGGCAATTAAAATTCTCATAGTGCTTTCAACCAGGGTAGATATTTAGTAGCAATGAGAGTGTGATAATCTTTATTATAATGTTCGTTGTCTTCGATAAAATATTTTGTATGGTCAATATTTTTATCTAAAAAGAATTTTTCAACGGTCTTAGGTGCTAATGTTGTAGCTTTTAATTGTCCGTAGTAGTTATAAACATCGGGAAATTTCAATCTTTCTGTAAAATTAAAAAGATATAATTTAGCATTGTTTTCAAAACAAATTCTATCCCAGGCAAAGATTTGTAAACCAAAATCTCTTTTTTCTAAAAAAGAGTTTAATTCAAAAAATAATTTAACCTGCATATAAGTATTTTTTCTTAGATCAGGTTCTAATAATCCTTTCTCAGCAGATAAATTCATACCGGGAAATTTTGAATAATCGTCGTATGTGGGTTTATTGAATAATTGAAGTTTGTCTTTAACTACCGTATTGTCAACGTATCTAGAAATTAAAGAATTATCACTATCACATTTTAATTTAAAATGATCTACAGGAATAACATCGTCGGATAATTCATTATCAAATCCTATTGTAAAACGATTTAAAGGTGCTACACATAGAAATACTTCATCAATGTCGTTATATTCTTCAAACATCGATTTTAACCAGTCTGTATACACACGATTGTTTACACCTGCCATTGCATATATAGCCGCAGGTTTGTTTAGTTCGGACGAATAAATTTCTCCGTAATTATTTTCATTCCAGTAAGAAAAACTTCCTGGACCAATTTTTCCAGGAATACTATGGTATCCACAAGTATGACTATCTCCAATAAACAACGATCTTGACATTACCACTTCCTATAATTACCTCGTTCTGGAATAACGTGTCTAACCCCACCAGTGGGATCTTCCATATCGCCTGTTCGTCTTGGAATTAAATGTACATGAGGCCACGGAACCGTTTGTCCTGCTGATTGGCCATAGTTAAGACCAATATTAAACCCATCCCATTCTCCGGTGCCTACACGTTTAATTCCATCTTTAACTGCATCTTCAAAACAATCCATTAGCACATCAATAGTATTGTATTTAGGCACAAAAAGAAGATGGCCATCAGTAACAGGATACTTATCTCTAAATACTCTAACATGATAGTCTTCCTCTACAAGTTCGGTCCACGGTGCTTTTGAATCTTCAATAAAATCAGGCTCCGACGGAAATACTTTATGTTCGTGTTTCATTTTGACCACCACTCTTCCCAAGGAAAATCAACCCATACATCCTCTTCTGCTTTGTTAATTTCCATGCCAACAAAATCCATTTTTACATTACACTTACTAGCAAGATTATCAACTAAAACAGCAAATTTAACATTTTCGTTCCAAACTTCGTTCCACGAGTCGTCTCCTGGAAAACAACTAGAGCGCCAATCATCCATAATCCAATTAAAGGTAGCGCCACTATCGTTTATATCGTCTACAATTAAAATATTTTTGTAAGTAGCCCCGTCTTCTAACAAACCACTAGCTACATCTAAAATACTTCCAATGTCGTTAGCATCGTCAATTATACGATCCTTAGTTGGAGGACCAAGTGCATCTTCTGCCATCCACATATTGCTTTCTCCACCGCTGCCATCTCTTAAACTAACATTTAAAGTCCACATTGGTACATTAAGATAATGACTCAACAATACAGCGGGAATAAGGCCACCGCGAGTTAGGCCAACAATATAATCTGGCTTCCAATATCCTGTTGCAATATTTCTTCCAATTTTTGAAACCAACCCTGTCATTTCATGCTGGTTGATTATGAGCTTTTTCATATCTCTCCTTTAGATACTCTTCATGTTGTATCCATTTACCGTTAACATCAAAACCCCAATCGCGTTGTTTAGGACCAGGCATAAAAATAGTCCAGCACTCAACACCTGGTTCTAATTCAACACGATGAAAGCTATTAGCACTACAAGTTCTAAAATGACCAGGACCTCTCCAGAATCTTCCTTCTGGAGTAGTTTCCCAGTAACCACCTTTGAGAATTAGTGTAGCATAAGGCCAAGGATGATCGTGTAAATCGTCCGGATCACCTTTTAAGAATTTGTGTAAAAAGATATTAAATGGAAAACGATCTCTATCTTTTAGAAAAAGATAGTAACGTTCTAAATATGGTTCGTTTACTTCTCGATCCATAACGATACGTTTACGACCCATACCTTCTAAAAGATTAAGAAACCATTTCATGTGCGATCCTTTAACCATGCGTCTACTTTTGCTTCTGCTTCTTCTTGTGTAACAGCATAAGCATAGATCCAAAAACAATCATCTTTACCTTTGATATCAAAAGGAACACTACCGTTAAACAGGATTCCTTCTTCTAACATACGTTTTACTTCAAATTTCTTTAAATTTCTTGCACGATTAATTAAATCGTTAGCCATGTCTACTGAATTCATCTTGGGGCAAACTCCTGTTGTAGTTTAATGTTATCAAAGAATTCTTTCTTTGTACCAGGATCATCTTTAAACGCACCTTTGAGTACGGTGGTCTGTGTAAGACTAGAATGTGCCATAATACCACGATTCTCACAGCATCCGTG